CATCATATGATTAGATCTATAAGGTAAGAAATATATATTTTTATCTACACCTAATTGTGCTGTTCCAAAATAAGAACCACTAGTGAATAATGGTTTTGTTTCTGAAAATGCTACTTCTCCTCCTGAAGGTATAAAATTAGCACCTGTGCTATCTAAAAACGTAAATCTTCCACTGGGTTGTCCACTAATATAAATTTTTTCATTATCCGGACTTGCGGCCGCGGCTAAACCAGGTCCTCCACTACCATAAGTTGGAGAACTAGGTAAAGCAGTTGAACCATAGATACCGCTGGAAGTATTTAACAGATAAGCCAATGAATCAGTCGCTCCAAACCCGTTTCTCATTACTAAAACCAGACTACCTTGTAAATTACTTAGACCTCCCCAAGGTATAAGTATAGGATTACTTATAAGGAAATCACCAGGAACATTTATATTTTGTGCGGCACTTGATACTGAATTTGTGCCATTTATTAAATCAATTTGTGCTATTTGAGCAGGAGTATTTCTTCTTAACGATATAAGCATGCCAGATGTTGAATCTGCAACTATTTGTGAATGCCCAGACATTTCTACACCATTATTTAAATTTACGGCTATATTTGCAATATTTCCTGATTCGTCATCATACGCCCATAAAGGACCATATTGATTTCCAAATGCACCTGTTGTAATATAAATGTTACCATTAAGTGTTGTTTGTACAGATAAATTATCGCCTATACTACCGGCACTTACATTAGGAACAAAATTGTGTTCTTCACTTATATGTATATTGCTAGGTGCTCCAGTACTTGTAAACCCTTGTATTATCTCAGTAAACACAGTCACGTTAGGCAGGTCAGGCCAACCGGGATAGCCTGTAAATCTTGTACTTTTACCAGGTTGTTTTCCTCTAAAAAATTTACTACTTCCTATAGGCATTGTTTACTCCGGTTGCGTTGGCCATGTTACATCTTCTCTGTTTGTGGCACTTGTATTGTTAGCAGGAACATCACGTAATGCTTGTCTGTATGTTTGCCATTCTGTTTTCTTACTGTCACTTAAAGGTGAATCTACACCTTGTGTCCAGTCACAGGCTTTAAGTAAATTGTTTCTGCGTTCTCTCATCCAACTATCTATGTTAAATGTTGTAAAAGGATTTTCTTGTGATTCTACTTCTAATGTTTCTAAATTTATTTTGTATTCCATTGTGTTTGGAACATATCCGTTTATACTTGCTAAATTACTACCTTGTTGTAACTGCAAAGCCAATATTGAATCACTCATACGTCTACAGGATTCTATTACTCCTGTATCTGTTTTATATATTATTCTATGCATTACTTTTCACCTTTTGTGATACGTTTCATTTCATATGCCATGTTACCTACACTTCTAGGAAATGAATTTGCTGTATCTAATGTACTATATCCTTGTATTTTCATAGTCGCTTGTACTGGTTTCATATCAGCAGGTAGACTATGTGCTGTAGGATCTAGTTCTACCTTTTTAGTATCAGTTAATTGTGGAGGTGCACCTGTTATATTTGTAAAGGTTACACCGCCGCCTGTAATTGGTATGTTAGCACTATGAGTAGTATTTGCATATTGTAATGTTACTTCGTTACGAAAACCTGCATCATACCCTCCGCCTGGTATAACACCACCTAGATTACCTACCGCTGTAAATGTATAATCTCCTATATCTACACCTGATATATCATACACTTCTGGTGTAATCAAGTCATTGAATGTAGTACCATTTACCACATTTGTATTACCTAGTCCTGCGTTTTCTAACTGAGCACCTGCACCAAATATTTGCATAGCAGGATTTGTAACAACATTACCGAATACTGACCCTGGTAATGCTGATAAATTTCCGTATGTACCATTATATACTTGCGGTATGAATATAGGAGGTATAATAGGTATTCTTGGTAAATCTATATTACCTAAAGGAGGTGTTTCAGTTGCTATAGGATGTGTATAGTAACTATCTGAATATTCTATAGCACTTATTTGTGCTGTTACCATACCTGTTTCGTCTTGTTGTTCTGTTACTCTCATAACACGGAATAATTTATCTGTCCAACCGTATAAATTATTAGTAACCTTTATAACATCACCAACATCACTTTGAATTCCGCTAAAATCACTTACGAATTGAATTACTGTTCCTACTCTGCTTTGATTAAGGTCAATGTTTGCTAATATTTCTGCTCTCACATTGTCATTAATCATATCTAATTTGTAATTTAACACATTATCTGGTTCATTAGGATTTCTATCTGCTGGAGGTGTTGTTATTTTTACTGTATTTGTTTGGTCTTTACGTTGTTTATCCATAAATTCAACTTCTACACCATTATATAGTGCATATAATTCTGTTGAACTTATGTCTATTTTGCTAACTATGTTGTCATCATTATATACTAAACAGTTAGCCTTTTCGGCAGTACTAAGTGCTCTGTTTGGTATTGCTTTGAACTTACCATCTTTAACATTGAATGAAAAGAATGTACCCGCTGACTGACATAATTTATCTATGTTTGTTGAACATACATCAAATGTACTTAACATACCGTTTATTTCATAACGTTTCAGTGTTGTGCTTACATTACTAGCATTTGTATAACTAACAAGTTCATTACTATAACCTTTCATTGCTGTATTGGCAGTACCTGTTATACTTGTTACATCTATTTGACTAGTACTAAGTCCTGCGCCATATCGACTATCTGTAAGGTAATCGAATAAACAATCACCAGGATTGTTTAGTGTGTTATTCATTTTAAAGGTCATTTGCGGTAAACCATTTAAACCGTTTTCAGCATCGTAATCTATCTGTAGTACAGCAAACACCATGTTATTTGCTGTATGATTTGCTCCCCAATGAGGTACTATACTTGTAGCAGATGCACCACCTACTGCAGGAAATATACAATCAGTAGCACCACTACCACCTGCATATATGTTTAACCTTACATTACCTGCATAACTTGTATCTGTACTTTGGTTAGGATCTCTGTGACTTGTTACTGAATTTCCGGAAAAGAATAATTCTACATCATTCATAAACACTTGACTGCAACTAAATGTTCCTGTTTGTGTTTCTTCTGATAATGCAATACAATATGTCATTGTTTTGTTTTCATTACTAATTGCGGCATCAAATATAGGACCACTAGTAAATGCTTGTCCATATAGTACTGGTAATTTATTATCTGTTGCTGGTGGTAACTGTATACTAGTACCTGGGTCTGCACCTTGATCAAAAGAAGGTGGTTTAAATACACCTAATGCTCTTGCTGTACCATAAGCAAGTCCACCTGCTATAACTGATGTTGCAATAGTGGCTAAAACACCAGTTAATCCTACTGCTCCTACTATTGCTGTTGCTATTGCTGTAAATACTGCCATTGTTAACCTCTAAATGCCCAATTGTAATCTATTGGTTCCCATCCTCTTTGTTCTAATTTAAGATCTGGTGTAGTTGCTAATGTTGTTAGTGTAAATGTTGATATATGACCTCTGTCTTTTGCTTCTATACCTATTGCAATATATCTGTTTAGTAATCTTGCACCTGCTGATGTGCCTCTGTAATCTTGTTCTACCCACCAAGCAACTTCAGTCATTCGTTTTACATGTGGTAGCCATAAATCGCCCTGTATAGTTGCTAAGAGCATTCCTATAACCCTATCGTGTTCTGTACATACCAAAGCAATACCTGTTTTAAGTATGTGGTCTATAACTTTATTTACATGTACATAATCATATTTAGGATTTTTAAGATCTTCTATAGGATTATTATTTGCAAAGTCTATCATTAATCTTTTGATATCATCATAGTCTTTTATTTGTGCGTTTCTTACTTCCATTATCTTTGTTGCTCGTCTGCTATTCTTTTGTTTCGACCTCCGCCGCCACCGCCACCACGGCCTCCGCCACCGCCATAGCCACCACCGCCGGATTTATATTCTTTACCAAAGTCAAATGATACATTGTATAATTGAGGAACACGAGCAAATACTAAATCATTTGGAAATAATCTTGCTCTATCATTTGGATTTGTACGTTGTCCACTTATTCTGTTTTCTAATAGACTGTTTATACTTGCACATGTGACTGTAACTGAATTAGTAAGTGTTGAACCAGGCTGAAAATCTTCCTGTATAGCAAAGTTAGTTATAACACCTTGGAAACGTTTATACACTTGATTAGTATCTAATTCGTGTGTTGTTGTATTATAAAACCCTCTGTATACACTTATGTTACCACCTTTAACTGGTGTTGTAAGTATAAGACTAAGATAATTTTGTTCTGATGGTATGCCACCTAATGTTAAGGATATATCACCATTAGTTGTCCTAATATCTTCCTGAAAATCTGATACTTGTAGGAAAGAACCTAATTCCGTATATGTATTTGAATCATATGTAACAGGTTTATAAGCACTACTTATATAGTAAGTAGTTGAGTCTAACGTTAGATCAATTAACAAACAACTTGATATATGATCCTGTTGTACTGGTGTAATAGTTGTTGCCATTAAGTTATAACCTCAATTAATTCAAAATCTGCTGAAAATTCTAACAAGTCATGTGGTACAATACTGTATTTTGGTAAATTAATTATTTTTACATGCCAATTCACATCATTACCTAATTTTACACCACCACTAGTTAATGCTACTCCTGTTTGACTTAGTATAGGTCTATGTACAGGTATTGTTAAGTTAGCATTTGAATTTGTAAATGCAATATCACTTGTAACTTGATAAGGGTATCTGTAAGTGCTTGTATTACCTTCTGGTTGTATATAATCACCTTTTTTAACAATATGTGTATGTCCTGTAACGTTACCACTAATAGGTTGCGTGTTTACATATATTTCACTTCCTGATACACCATTTACCGTTATTTGTCCCTGTTGTGCTGAAGATAAAGAACCCTGATATGCTGTTAAATAATTCATACCACTATTATTATTAAGACTTATATTGGCCTCATTTGTGCTACCAGTAGAATAAAGATCTTGTATAACACCTCTGTTTGTGCTATATTGTAAACCGTTATGCATGCCTACTTTTAAATTATAAACATTTACGTTACGATCTGCTGTTTTGTAGTGTCCACTACGTGATATTGTACTACCACTTTGCTCTCTTATATCAAATTCTACATAAGTTGCGTTATCAATTATTGTTTGTAGACTCACTGTTTATCTCCTATGCTGGTGTTCTTCTTGAACCTGCTCTGCTAACGTTAAATATGAATTCCGGGTCCTTTGCAATTGCTTGTTGGAAAGATTGTGTATCAACAGCACTTATATTTGTAACATAAGTTGTTCCTCCTCCACCCATTTGATGATTAGGCACAATTTGTCCTGCACCTGTAGGAACAAATAATTCAGGCCCTCTTTCTCCTACAATATAAGGTTTATTTGACATTACAGGACCGCCTGTTGCTAATTTAATTATGTTACCACCTGTACCAAATCCAAACCCAAATGGTCCTAATATAGCACCTAATATTGGTTGTATTACAGCAAGTCTAAATACATCTGCTATAATTTGATCAATAACTGTTTTAAAGAACTTTTTAAATGAACCACTAGCACTTTCACCTTCTCTAAATGCCGCAACTAAATCTTCACTTAATGTTTTTTGTGCAGTTCCTAATGTATCTAAGAAGTTATTGAGTCCTTCGTTTTGACCAAATGTGTCATCTAAGTCTCTTAACATTGCTCTGTAATCTTCTAGACCTATTTCACCTGTCCTAAATAATTCATTTAATCTTTCCATAAACAGACTGTATTCGTCTACAGTAAGACCACTCATTTCTAAGTCATCTCTGAATTTCTGTAATGCTGTTCTAGTATCTTTAACACCATCAGCCGCACTAGCACCTATGTTTGAAATATCTACTAGTAAATCTTTAAGACTATCACCTGCTGGTTCTACTTCTTCGGGTAATCCACTTGCTGTTTCCTTTAT